CAAGACTAAATGGGGGGCAGAAGCACAACCAAAAACTATTTGTGCCATTGATGCTAGTACTAATAGTCTTGCCTTTGCTTTGTTTGTTGGCAATGAACTTGAAAGCATTGGAAAAATTTATTTTGAGGGAAATAATATCTATGAAAAAGTTATGGATGCTGGCAAAAAAGTAAAAGCCTTTTTTGATATTTATGGTGGTTTTGAAGCAATAGTTATTGAACATACAGTATTTATGAATAGTCCCAAGACTGCTGCTGACCTTGCATTAGTTCAAGGTGCAATTCTTGGATCAGCAGGACAATCTGGAACTAAAATAATTGGCAGAGTTTCTCCAATTACTTGGCAAATTTTTATGGGTAATGGGAAAATATCTAAAGAAGAACAGTTACTAATACGATCTGAAAATCCTGGAAAGTCTGATTCATACTATAAGGCTCACGAAAGAATGCTTCGTAAAGAAAGAACAATTAAGTTTATTAATATTAATTATGATAGAACTATCACAGACAACGATGTTGCAGATGCTTGTGGCATAGGCCATTGGGCTGTAAAAAATTGGGATAAAGCAATAGGAGAAAACAAATAATGCCAGAGTTAAATGCAAACATACCACCAATTGAATGCTATGTGCGTGGTAACTTTTTAAGAGATCAAGAAGATAGTCATGACAAATATTTTCCATGCGTTATATTTGGTGTTTCAAGCATTAAGAGTAGAAGCCCACTGTTTCATTTTCTAATGGAAGATGGAGGAATTTGGTGGCGAATGCCAATCAATGCCTTTTGCACTAAGCCAGGAGTTCCAGAAGAGCCAATTCATAATCTTGTTTTGTGGAATTCTTTTAGCCCATACGTTTCTGTTACAAAGTTTGAGAACTTAAGCAATATGAGAATGTCATACATTGACAGAACAAAAACAAGCATTCCTGGAACATATTTATTTACTATTGACTGGCATAATCCAGAAACAAATATACTGGATGATGGATACTCTGAAAATCCAGGGCAGCATAAATGTGGACATGTAATTCAAAGAGATGATGGAAATTTTGCTATTCAGCCTAATAATCGGGTAAGGCTAAAGGAACCCTCATTTGTAACAAAAAATGATCTAGTTATACAAAGACTCATTAATACAAATAAGTGGGACGTAGAAAGTTATGACAAGTGGATGCTTGAAGACTCAAACGCCTACGACTATGAGGTTATTGACACAGAGGTTGACAAATAACGCCATGCCTGCTAAACTATATACATCAGAAGTCTATATGCGTAAGCGCTATCTTATGGATAAAAAGACTCCAGAAGAGATTGCAAAGGAGTGCGGAGCCAGTGTTGAGACTATCTACGTGTACCTTGCTAAATTTGGATTAAGGAAATCTAAAAGATGAATAAGATAAAAAAGATTATATTTATACTATCATTGGCTGCTGCAGCAGGACTAACATATACTATTGTTGCATTAAAAAATATTCCAGAGGCATTTGACTGGAACCTAGAGGAAGATGAAGATGAGAGTTATTAAGCACTTTGTAGATGTTGGAAGGGCACTTACACAAAGAATATTATGTAAGCACAATGAGTCTTCAATATCGTCTTGCCCGTTTACTGGTAGAACATACACAACATGTTTAAATTGTTTTAAGAGATTAAATGTAGAGGTGACTAAATGAGCGACAACCTTCATATTACAGTTGATCAAGTAAATCATCCACTACACTACACATCAGATCCATCTGGAGTTGAGTGCATACAAATTACTCGTCATCGTAATTTTAATATTGGAAATGCCTTTAAATACCTTTGGAGAGCAGGACTTAAAGATGAAGCAAAGACAATTCAAGATTTAGAAAAGGCAATCTTCTATATCAAAGATGAAATAAATAGATTAGAGGGAAAATATGTCAACTGAGTCAGAATTAATTAATCATCTTGATGAAGTAAATCAAGTAGTTACTGAATACCTTAAGGGCAATGATCCAACTGTTATTTCTAAAGAGTTAGATATTCCCCGTACCCGTGTTGTTTCATTAATTAATGAGTGGAAGGTTATGGCATCTGCTAATGATGCTATCCGTGCTCGTGCTAAGGAAGCCCTGGTTGGTGCAGATACACACTATACAAAGTTAATCACAAAAGCATACGAAGTTATTGATGAAGCAAGTTTATCAACAAACCTTACAGCAAAAACTGCTGGTATTAAATTAGTATTAGATATTGAGTCAAGAAGAATTGATATGCTACAAAAAGCAGGACTTCTTGAGAATAAAGAACTTGCAGAAGAAATGATTGAGATTGAAAGAAAGCAAGAAGTGCTTGTAGGAATCTTAAGAGATATCGCCTCAGAGCATCCAGAGGTAAGAGATATTATTATGCAGCGCTTATCCGCTATTGCAAAAGAAGGAGAAGTGATTACTGTTGTCCACGATGTTCAATGATTTTCTTGAAGTATTAAAGGAGAATCACTTTGTTGAAACACCAGTTGACGTAAAGACATTTGTCCAGTCACCTGACTATCTTGGTCAACCACTTTTATCTGATATTCAATACGAAATTGTTGAGGCTATGAGCCAGATCTATCGTAAAGAAGATCTTATTGATATTATGGGGCCTGCAGAAGGTTTAAGTCATTTTAATAAATATACAAAGAACGAACTAATCCTTCAACTTGGCAAGGGTAGCGGTAAAGACTTTATCTCAACAGTAGCCTGTGCATATGTAGTATATAAACTTCTATGCCTTAAAGATCCAGCAATTTATTTTGGTAAGCCTGCAGGAGATGCTATTGATATTATTAACGTTGCTGTTAACGCTCAGCAGGCTAAGAACGTTTTCTTTAAAGGATTTAAGACTAAGATTGAAAGATCCCCATGGTTTGCAGGAAAGTTTAATGCAAAGGCAGACTCAATTGAGTTTGATAAGTCAATTACTGTCTACTCTGGACACTCAGAAAGAGAATCACATGAGGGTTTAAACCTTTTAATGGCAGTCCTTGATGAGATTTCTGGTTTTGCAACAGAGGTTGGAACTGGAAACGAACAAGGAAAGACTGCTGATAATATCTATAAGGCATTTCGTGGAACAGTAGATTCTCGTTTCCCTGACCTTGGCAAGGTAGTTTTGCTTTCTTTCCCACGATATCAAGGTGACTTTATTTCTCAACGATATGAGTCAGTGATTGCTGAAAAAGAAACCATTGAACGCAGACATACTTTTATTATGAACGAAGATTTGCCACATACAGATCCAGGAAACCAGTTTGAAATTTCATGGGATGAAGATACAATTCTTCAGTATAAAATTCCAAGGGTATTTGCATTCAAAAGACCTACATGGGAAGTAAATCCTACCCGTAAGATAGAAGACTTTAAGTTAGCATTTTTTACTGACCTTGGAGATGCAATGATGCGTTTTGCCTGCATGCCAACATACTCATCAGATGCTTTCTTTAAACAAATTGATAAGGTTGAAAAGTGCATGAGCACTAGAAACCCACTAGATTCATTTAGAAGGTTTGACGAAACGTTTGTGCCTGATCCAGATAAGACCTACTATATTCATGCTGACCTTGCACAAAAGCACGATAAGTGTGCGGTAGCAATTGCTCACGTAGATAAGTGGGTAAATATCCAGGTAATTAAAGACTATGAACAAGTAGCACCTATCGTAATAGTAGATGCTGTAGCCTGGTGGGAGCCAAGAGCAGAGGGACCAGTAAATCTGTCTGAGGTAAAGCAGTGGATTATTAATTTAAGAAGACAGGGGTTTAATATTGGCATGGTTTCATTTGACCGTTGGCAGTCATTTGATATTCAGAACGAACTACAGGCTGTTGGAATTAGAACTGAGACTGTATCTGTAGCAAAGAAACACTATGAAGATCTTGCTATGATGATTTATGAAGAGCGTGTTGCTATTCCAAGAATACCTATACTATTAGAGGAAATGTCAGAACTTAAAATTATGAAGGGTAATCGTGTAGATCACCCAAGAAAGAAGTCTAAGGACTTAGCAGATGCCGTGACGGGCGCTGTATTTGGTGCTATTTCTCATACACCAAAGAGTAATAATACTGAGATAGATGTCCATACTTGGTCCTCTTCAGCACGACTTGCAGAAAGAGAGCAGGGTATGGTAAAATTAGATAATCGAGAAATGCCTGACGACGTTAAGGACTTTCTTGACGGATTTAACTTAATTTAACATTCTGATCGTGGGATCAGATAAAACTAACAAGGAGAAAGAATGAATTCATTTAAGAAGATCGCTCTTGCCATGGTTGCAGCCATGACTTTGGGCACAATCGTA